GAAATGCTGCTCCTAAAGCAGAGCCCGTAAAGTAAGTAGTTCCATTTGTAACTATTGTTACTCCTGAGTACTTACCAAACGGTCCATGTCTTTGTAATTCTTCGTGCATTGCCATAATATATATTCCTTATCAATTAGTATTGTAGTATAGCGTAATCGAATCTGATATCTAATGTTACTAAAACTGCTTCTGCATCATTATCCCAAGATAATTCACCGAAATCAGCTTTTGTTACAAATGCACCTTTTAAAGTCCATTCTTCAACTTTATCACCTACAGGTCCTAGAACGTTGATAGTTATATCTTTCTTATAAAAATCTGCGTATCCATCTCTACCTGTTACTGATTCGTGATGTAATCTTATCCATTCCATAGTAGCTTGACATGCTGAAGGTACAATCGGGTCATAAAGTTCTACTCCCGTTATTGCTTCCCAGTCACTTCTACCTTTTAGATATCTCGTCACATTCATGTGTTTAAATGCAACTTCATTATTTGCTATTGCTGGTCGATTAACTTTTCTTATTAAATAAGAAGGTAATCCGTCTACATACATTATGAACCTGTTTTTTACCTTTGGCTCAAAATTGGTAAACATTTGTTCTGTTGGGTCTATTAAATTTGCCATTTATTTTTCTCCTCTTTAATATAAATATCATTAATCCTCAAAAGTTGCACCTGTTGGCATGATATTAAAGTCGATTACAATGAATTCCGCTGCTTTAGCAGGTTGTAAGAATACCTCACCTTTCATTATATTTCTGTCTATAATATCAGGAGTGTTATTAGACTCGTCCATTACTACTTTAAAAGCAAATAAACCTTGTCTTTGTTGTACCCCTTCCATATATGGATTAACTGCTCCTAAGAATCGGTTTCTAGTTACTGCAGTATTATTTTCAAATACTAAGAATTTAGAAACTGAAGCTACGAATTTCTTAAGATTAATTAATAATCGTCTAACGTTAACTCTATCTAGTGCAGATGCTTTATTTTGTAAAGTTTTTTGTCCCCATACACATACTCCTTGACCTGGGAAAGTAGCAATTGGGTTAACTTTATCTGAATATAAATCATCTCTATTAGCATGAGTTAATTTTCTTTCTGTTCTTACTGCAACATCTATTCCACCTCTATTTAAACCAGCAGGAGCGAACCATTCAGCACCAACTGTATCATTGAATGCTATCACACCAGGAATAACTACTGATGGTGGTACCCATACTAATTTATTATTTTGGTTATCAGGTATCTGTACCCATGGCCAATACATAGCCGCGTAAGAATTATCATAATCTCCAGCTTCGTCTCTAGCTACTGCTATCGTTGAAAAACATGGAGTTGGGTCTACTACTGCAAAAGCATCACCTCTTGCTTCTACCATATCAAGTAATTCAGAAACCATTGCTGAGTGTTGATTCTGGTTTATACCTGGCATTACAATCATATTGAAATCATATTCATCTTGATTTTTTAGAAGTCGTATAGCAGCTAAAGCGTTTGAACCTCCATCTGCATTAGAAGTATCATTAAGGTCGTAACCTTGTTGATTTGCAGCGTTAATAGTATCATAGAAGTGAGAAGCTTCATCACCATTAGAGTTTGCTGCTAAGTTTCCATCTGCTCCAGCGCCAAATCCTCCACCGTCATATCCTGAACCTGTACCTACTGCTGGTATAGAACCTGTATACTGAGCATTCGATATTGTTCCTCCATCATCTTTAAAGTCCGGAGTTAAAGCATTTGGGTTAACTTCTACTCTTACATACTTAGACTTATTCTCGTAAGAACCAGATAGTTCTAAGAATGGGTCTGTAGTAGCTGCATCTTTTACAGTCATTGTCATATCACCAATAATTTTAGATATGAAGTTTGGTTGTCTTGGGTCTAATGATAGGTTGTTAAATTGTTCTAAGAAAACTTTTCTTTTTGTAGAATCGTTTCCTCTTCTAATACCTAAGCTAAATGTTCCACTTGATGTATTAGCTGCAGTAATTTCCCACCTTAGATTGTCTGCAGTACCATTAGAAAGTACTCCATTTGAATCTGGTACTCCAGCAGCATTACCGTATGTACCATCTCCTAATGAGTGTAATTTAAAAGCTGCACCAGGAGCATCTGATAATCCTGTAGTTAAGTGTCCGTCTGAATTTTCCGAACCAGTTACTGATGCTGTCGCAGGTGCATAACCATCACCCATTATTCTAGTAACTAATAAAGTTCCTGAATTTTTTAGATAATGTTCTGCCATGTGAGACGTTAAATATTGATAGTAATCACTACCACTTTTGAATGTGTTTCCAAACTTAGATACGTAATCCGCATAAGAATCTACGTAAGTTGGAATTCCGGCAGGACCTTTTACTGTTGGTCCTATTACTGCTGCCCCTATTTCTGATATACCCTGAGGAACAAAAGATAAGTCGTTCTCTTGGGTAAATACACCGGGACTAATGATTTTTTCAGCCATGTCGTTTTTCTCCTATAATTTATTATATTGAGTAGTCAATAAGATGATACTTTTCAATATATAAATATCAATAAGAAATACCAAACATTATTTATTAGGAGTAAATATTCCAGTTTCTGGATTTAATATACCATCTCCATATTTTTTTCTAAGAGTTTCTGCTAATTCTAACTCTTCAGTTTGTAAATTTAGTACTTCGCCTTTGATACCATCTTTTTTTACTTCTAAAGCTATGCTCTCTACTTCTAAACCTCCTAAGGTTTTAGTTAAAGATTCATAACTATTTCTAATTTTTTTTATTTTATCTAGTTCTTCTTTTGTAAACTTGATTTGTTCTGCCATTTTAAAGCTCCTTTATTTGTATTAATAACTTTTTACCTATTTAATTTTTTTTCAGATTCATCTAATTGTCTTTGGAATTCTTCCAAATCAATAGCGGTTTCAGATGAAACTTGAAATTGAGTTCCACTGTATTGTTTTGGTTTGTATTTACTCATATACTTTTGCATACTATTTGGTATAATATATCCATTCATATCTATATCAAAACTAGCTTTTGCAAACCTATCTTTACCAAGTTCAGCTTCTAAATCTGTAGTAAAACTTGATATTTTTGCCATGAATCTAAATTGATTATTTCCCCAATAAGAATTAGCCGCATAATTTATATCTTCTACTACTGGGTTTAACTGTTCTAAGTACTGAGTCCAAACCATACAAGAGTATTTTAGTATAACATAATCCGGTACTACTATATTGTGATATTCTTTATTTGGAGTTCTTCCTTGTAGTACTGAAAAATTATCATATCTATTTGTTTTACTATATGATGTAGAAAAGCTTCTTACTATAGGATTATTTGGATCTACTTTAGACCCTATTAAGTTTTTTTCTAAAGATGTTCTTTTATAAACTATTGCAGGTAATTGGACTTTACCTTTTTTATCTCTATAGATTCCAGTTTTCTGAATAGACTTCCATCTTTCTGGTGAACCATATATTATTGGAACTGGAATTTCTTTTTCGGCTTCTTTTACAGTAGGTCTTATAACATTATCAAAATAGTACTTAATAATTTCATCAATATCATACAAACCTAAAGTTACATTCGGCTGAGAATCGTTTCTTGCTATTTCATTCCCTCTATTCATATTATATATTCTTTCCTATACCTGTATATCCAGTTCTTACTCTTTCTAAATTAACAGTTGTACGTCTTGTTTCATGGGTATTGCAAACAACAGCAACGTTCCAACCATGACTTCCTTCATTATAATCCGTAGAAGGGTTTTTACCAGTCCAGTATTGTGATGAACTTGTACTATCTATTTCCCAATACCTATCATCCCAATGTATTATATCACCAGCTTCTAAAACTAAATCTGCGGTTTCTTTTAAAGTATCTCTTAAGAAACTAAATTTAGCTTGTCTTTCATAATCGCTTCCTAATTCATCTGCTGACCAATCTGAAGATTCTTTATCTATTAAACTACCAACTCTTACAGCAGGAAAGAAAACTTTATTCAAAGCTTCGCCATATAAATTCTCTTTGGTATCTACTACAGAAGCTTTAAAAATATCAACTCTAGTATCTATCCATTTGTTTATAAGTTCTTTATTTAAATTCCTTAATAAAGATACGTCTCTAGCTCCTCCAAATAGTGCCATAATTTACCCTATGTATATATTTAATGGTACGTTATTAATAGTTTCCCTTTGAAATTCTGATTCTTCTTTTTGTCTTTCTAACATATTACGTCTAGAAGCTTGTTCTAAATCTTCCCTTAATTGAGAAATTAAAACTTCTTTTTCAGATGCTGCTTCAGTTCTTAATGTATCACCATCGACAGTAACATCTCCACCAGGTATTGGAACTGCTGAGTACTTACTTCTAATTCCACCTAATAATTCTTTTGATAAAGCTAAAGTGTATTTTCTTATCCACTGTTTACCTGGGTCATTTATTTGGTTGTACGTCATATTATCATAAGGTACATTACTGAAGTCTGAAACTTCCGCAGAAGCTGAAGCTCTATTCTTATAAGGTTGGCTTCTATCTTCTGTTAAAATATATTGAAAGTATAAATTATAAGGCGAAGAGTTTGTTGGCTTAGGAAATATTCTAAGTTTATTATTTATAAGTTCGAATGAATAAGCTGATTTTCTTACTACATCATTAAATTCTATAGCTTGCATTCTTAACATATCATCATACATTGGCATCATCAAATAGTAAACTGCTGGAGAAGCGTTTTGCCAACCAAAAGAACCTAACAATTGTGAAGTTGCTGTTCCAGTTCCTACATAAGGGTCAAAGAATCTTGTTATAGCTGGAGACGCTTGATAGAAAACTCTTTTTATTTCCATAGTCTTACCACTTTCGCTAACTGCTCCCCAAAGAGCATCTAAATCATACTCTTGTCCTGAACCTGATGATACTGCTACCGAACCAGAGTACCAAGTAACATCTCCACCAACACCAGCTTCTGCTCCGTACTGTTTACTTATTTCTATACTCCTACCTAAATTTGGTTTTACATTAACATGAGTATAGCTTGAACCAGTATTATTACCTTTTAAAAATAATAGATTTTCTTTTATATTAAACCTATTAACTTGAGAAGAGTATTCAGTAACTGCTTCTTCGAAACAAGCAAAGAAAGACCCTGATTGTAATTCTATATCTACAATAGGATATCCTAATCTTTTGGCACACCACTTAGCTGTACTAACTGCTGAACCTGTAAAAATGTTATCTGAATCGTACAAACCAAATGGAGTATTTTCAGCTGAAGAATCTGTGTTCCAACTTGCTGCTCCATCCCATATTTTTATATCTGCCATAATGTATTCCCGAAATTTATAAACTCTGTATGCCTATTAATAAATATCAACCAGTACATAAAAAAAGGCCCCCAAAATGAGAGCCTTTAATTAAATTAAATGTTAATTCTTATTAAATCTTGTTTAAATCTTTAATAAATAATTTTCCATAAAATTCTGGTCTTACAACTTTCTTCGCGTATCGAGTCATTACACCTTTTCTTGGAGTAAAGTTCGTCGGGTCATACACAAGTGGTGTCATAATTAATGGAATGTACGGAGCATAAACCGCACCAGTTTCTAGGAATTGTGTTCCTCTGAATCCCATTAAGACGATATTGTCTTGAATGTATGGATTCTTGTAAACTGTCCATCTATTATTTAAAGAACCAACTTTTTGAACGCCCATTGCAAATTCACCTTTAGTTCCATCCGTATCAGCAGCATATCCTGGAATTGATTCTATGATAGTTGCTACATCCGGTCCAACTACGACAAAGTTTGCACCTCCTCGCATTGTTGAAGCATGAATCTTATTAGATATTTTTTGCATTTGAGTACCAAGTGTTTGGAACCAAGTTCCTTGTTGGTAAGCAACTGCAGATGAACCAGCTGTCCAAGTGTCCGAACCATCATTGTGAGTTTCGCCAATTGTAGCTGACCAATATCCA